CATTATCAACGTAGAGAAAAGTCGTTATGTTAAAGAAAAATCTAAAATCCCTGTTAGCGTATCTTTTGATGGCGGTATTAGCAAGTGGAGCGGTCTACTTGATCTTGCACTCGAATCAGGACACGTTATCAAGCCTAGCAATGGTTGGTATTCAAAGGTAGATGTTGAGACTGGCGTTGTTGAAGACAAGAAGTATCGTATCAAAGATACAGATACCAAAGACTTCTGGATGCCTTTGTTGACTCAAAAGTCATTCTATGATTTTGTAAAGCAAAAGTATACAATTGGAACTGTCGATATGGTTAGCGACGAGTCAATTGATGCTGAACTTGCAGCAATGGATCACGACGAATGATTAAGCAATACGAACTCTTGGACGAGGATACAAATGGGAATCAGCTAATTAAGTTGACTACCAAAGAATATTCAGGTATAATTTATACCTACGGTAGAGTTCGGTTGCTTGAAGAGGATGACCATCTCAGGGTTCAGTTTGAGTATGATATTCAAGAGAACCCTGTAGATGATGTAGACCCTACCAAGTTTAGAAATCACATTGGCGATATTCTAATCGACCTACTTGAAGAAAACCTGTTGAAAAATAATATAGTATACACTGGCGGAACTGATGAGAATAGAACAACAAATTCTAACTAACCTAATTCATGATGAACACTATTGCCGCAAAGTCATTCCATTCTTAAAGCGTGAGTATTTTGGTGATCGAAAAGAGTCGGTCATCATGCAAGAGATTATTGACTTCTTCAACAAGTACAATAAACCAGCTACACCTGAAATCCTAGCAATTGAAGTTAGTAACGCTAAAGGCATCACTGACAAAGAAGTGGCGGATGTTGGTGAGCTTCTGGGCACCTTAGTGCGAACACCAGTCAACGAAGACTGGTTGCTTGAGTCCACTGAGAAGTTCTGTAAGGATCGTGCAGTTTATCTGGCGATCATGTCATCAATCAAAATCTTTGAGGGTAAAGATCCTCAACATTCACAAGATGCTATTCCTCATTTGTTATCTGACGCTCTTGCCGTTTCTTTTGATAGTCACGTTGGTCACGACTACCTTGACGACTTCGCCGAACGCTATGACTTCTACCATCGTGTCGAGGAGAAGATTCCTTTTGACCTTGATATGTTCAACAAAATCACCAAAGGTGGATTGTCCAGAAAAACTCTGAACATCGCTTTGGCTGGTACTGGTGTTGGTAAGTCTTTGTTCATGTGTCACGTTGCCGCTGGCGCTTTACAAGCTGGTAACAATGCGTTGTACATTACTATGGAAATGTCAGAAGAACGTATCGCTGAACGTATTGATGCGAACTTGCTGAACCTTACCATGGACGAACTGAAGGTTGTTGACAAAGACATCTACGAATCACGCATTGAGAAACTGAAGAAGAAAACCCAAGGCAAGTTAATCGTCAAGGAATACCCAACTGCTTCTGCTCATGCTGGTCACTTCCGTGCTTTGCTTGAAGAACTAAAATTGAAACGTGAATTTGTTCCAGATATCGTGTTTATAGATTATCTAAATATTTGTTCCTCGCAAAGGATGAAGGCTGGTTCTAACGTTAATTCGTATACGTTGGTAAAGTCTATTGCAGAAGAGCTTCGTGGTTTGGCAGTTGAGTATAATGTACCGATTGTTTCAGCAACACAAACGACTCGTTCTGGTTATGGTAACTCTGACCCAGGACTTGAAGATACTTCAGAATCGTTTGGTTTGCCTGCTACCGCTGACTTTATGTTTGCGTTAGTATCAAGTGAAGAACTTGAAAACCTGAATCAGATTATTGTTAAACAACTGAAGAACCGTTATAATGACCCCAACTACTACAAGCGTTTTGTTGTTGGTATTGATCGTAGCAAAATGAAACTATATGATGTTGAAGCGTCTGCGCAAGAAGGTCTGGCTGATAACGGGCATATGAAAGATGATAAACCAGTGTTCGATAAGAGCGACTTTGGTTCACGTATGCAGAAGACAGGCGATTTTAGCGGATTTAAATTTTAAGGAGAATGGATATGAGTGTAGATGCTGGTAGAAATGTGAAGGTAGTTGTGCTTCAAGCACCCGAGGTTGTACCACGCCCAGACTTAGTTGGTACTTGGTTGGATGAACGTCACTACCATACGCTAGTTGAAAGCGATATGGACTTGTACCTTCCACCACAATGTTCCACTGATTTGTCTGACCCTAACTGCGACAAAGATTGCGGTAACTGTAAGTCTGCTCTAAACGAAAAGAACATCGTTTTCAAATTCCGTAAGAATTACTTCAGCGATGAAATGGTTCAGTCTGCTTACGAAGGTCTACGTGACGCAGCTACTGAAACACAAAACCGTGGTACAGCTGCTGGTCCACGTGGTGAGAAATTGCAAGGTCGCGACTGGGTTACAGCGTATCAATGGGATATCATTGAAGCCTTCAAGAAGGGATCTGGTAACTTATTAGGCGAAGACCCAATTGAAGCTATCCAAACTAAATATGCCGAAGGTCGTGACCAAGCATCTAACCGTGCTCAAGTGTGGCTCCGTGATTCTGTTGCTGATGCTGCATTCCACTTTGATGACTGGGTTGAGACAACTCGTCGTAAACCTGCTGCTGAAGCATCAACTGACGCAGCTTGGGTTGAAGATAACCTAATCTCAAAGACAACTTATGCTAACCCTGTTAACTCAGGTATCGCTGGTTGGTACGATCGCTATCCACGTATCCCTTATGGTCGTGCTACTTCTTACACTGAGAAGCAATTCGATAAGTTCAAGAAGTCTTACCCATATCTCCAACACTTGGCAAAAGCGTTTGAGGAATTGTTACCATGGCGTTATGGTAACCAGAAAGCTGCAGCTGATAAAGTTGATCAACGCTTCTTGGTTCCAAATACTCCATTCAGTACAATTACTGTAAACCGTAACTTCAGAACTGCAGCCCACTATGACCCCGCAAACATGGATGATGGTTTCGCTAATATCTGCGTGTTTAGTAACTCTGATAATTATAGAGGTGCGTATCTTGTTTTCCCTGAAATTGGTTATGCTTGTAACATTCGTCCAGGTGATTTATTGTTCGTTAATAACATGGCTGGCTTACACGGCAATACTGAACTTATCTTAGACGACCCAACAGCTGAACGTATCTCTATCATTGCTTTCTTCCACGAAGGTATGTTGACACTTGGTTCTATGGAATACGAAAACGCTCGCCGTAAGTTCGTTGACCACTGCAAGAACGATGTGAACAACCCTCACTATCGTCCACGCTTCAACGGTGTGTACGCTGGTATGTGGGAGTCTAAAGAATGGTACGACTTCTGTAAAGCTGAAGTTGGTGAAGCTGAAACTATGAAGATGCATCCAGAATCAAATGCTTCTTCACTTGATGAGTTCTTCGGCTAATGTGTGCTGTTATTGGAGCATTGATTAAGAGTCCTTCTAAGGAGGACTTTGAAGCCCTGAAGCGTGTGTTCATTGAATCTAAAATTCGAGGGATGCACGCTACTGGTATTTCATTCCTGCCAAATTGGACGGATGACATTGTAACTATCAAGGAGGCTATTCCAGCCGATGCGTTTGTTGAGAAGCATATGCATAGCGACAACTTCAAAGAGTTTGTCAATAAGGATGGAAACCTTTACTTGATTGGTCACTGCCGTTATTCTACATCTGATTTGGAATACAACCAACCTATCGGTAACGACTCGCACTCTATTGTTCACAATGGTGTTATCACCCAAGAACTACCTGAGCGCTGGCAAGAGCTGTATGGTTATAAGACAGTAACAAAGAATGATAGTGAGTTGGTACAACATTCCAACGACCCGCTTGCTGAGTTTAGTAATATGTCTATGGCTGTTTGCGAACTAACTGCTTGCACCAAAGAGTTAACAGTTTACCGAAACGGTAAGCGTCCTTTATATTTGACTAATTTACCAAATGGCGTTATAATTACTTCTACTGCAGATATTCCAAAACGTGCAGGACTAACTGATACAGTAGAACTTGATATGGACACATACTTTAAATTTGATTCTGAATTGACTATGGTTATTGATCGAGTGATTACTGGTAATAAGGATCTACAACATGTACAACAAAGCTGATTTTACATACGGTATGGAAATAGAGTGGGGTGATGTTCCTCGCTCTTTTTCAATTCCAGAGAACTTAGGTTCATGGGAATACTCTGAGCGTGATATTATTAACCTCCGTGCACCATATGCTAACGTTTGCGCTGACCCACTAGGTGTTGAACCTCCGTTCGGTGGCGAGATTAATACCAAGCCAACACGCACTTGGCAAGAACAAGTCGATCGTTACTTTGAACTGAAAGAGTTATTCAACGAGCAAGGTCATGACCCAACTGTTGGTGTGACCGCTCATACTCATATTCACTGCCGAGTGCCAGGTCTTAAAGATGACATCAATGCTCTTAAGAAGTTGACCAAGTACATTAAGGAAAACCAAGCCGCAGCTATTGATCATGTATATGGTTTCTTTGATCATAACCAGATGAAGGGTGCCAAAGGTTCTAAGATGTATCTCAAGTTTGACGGTGGTCGCCCAATGCCTGATTACATGAGCGATAACATTATCAACCTAGCAACTGACTTTGACTCGTTCATTAAGATGCACGCTGCTGGTAAAGATGGCGTATCAATGGGTCGCCCATTCCGCTTCGCTATTAACATGTATGCGTTGAAGCATATTGATACAGTTGAGTTCCGATTGTTCCGTGGCACTATGGATAGAACTGAACTTGAATCATGCTTCCGTTTCGTTCAAGATTTCTTAGACGCAGCATTGAATGATGGTCCAAGCGTCAACGAACTAATCTCTGAGAACAATTATAAGTTCCCTCCAATGCAATGGGACTTGGCTCAGTTTATCGGTTGGGAGAAAACCA